ACTTTTCAAACTCCTCATACGGACTGTACGGGTTGTCAAAGGTGGTAAGAAAGCATCGAACCATAATTCAAAGCCTCTTTCTTGATGGATTGTTACTTATTGAGTGCACTATAAACAGTAGATTCAGGAACGCCACAAGCCTTTGCGATTTCGGCATAAGAATAACCGCTTCGCAGCATTGCACTTGCTTTGGACATCTTTGCAGAAGTCATAACAGTTGCATTCTTTGGCATTGCACGCTTCACAATTTCATCAGAATCAGACGAATTAAGGAATTTCGTCAGCATGTTGTCTGAAATTGCACCAGCTTGAACAGCTTCCCATTCCTTATCCGTGAAGGTGACCTTGGATCTGCGTCCGCTTGCACCAACTGAATCACGAGCACGCTGCATTTCGACAGAAGAGATTTTCTTAATCTCTTTTTTATCTTCTGTAATGTTGGGGTTCAAACCTTGCTCTTGAATCTTTGCCTTAATATTAGCATTAGCAATTAGCATCGCCTTGCGTTCTTTGGGTTTATTGGCGATCATATTTGCATACTTAGCTTTCAGCGAAGCTACTTCAGGGGCATACTTTTTAGCAGCTTCAGCACTGTATTCGAGTCCTTTCATATTAACAGCTTCTTTTCGAGCTTGAGCGGCCATGGCCTTCAGCTTATTAGAGAAGTCCGCATATAGGTTCTCTTGAACAGTGCCAGAAGACAGAGTTCGAGCATCTTTCGTTTCGGAAATCAGGCTGACAGTATCCTCCGCTAGACGCTTCTTGCCGCTTTTGGGGTCAGTGAATGTCCGTCCGCTCTCCTTGTAAATATACTCACCGGTCTCCTTGTCTATGCGGACACTGCCACGACGCTCCGGCACTCGTACTGTCTGCTTACGCCGGGACAGCAGCGTGGATGCACCACCATACTTAGTGTTTCCTTCTTCGTCAACACGAATCTGCCACTTCTGCTTCAGCTCGGGGATACCATTCTCTCGCTCAGAGCGCTTATAGTCCAGCTTATGCTTTTCCGCATCGATAACGACCATGGAGTGCTTAACCGCACGTGCAAGCTCGTCCTCATCAGCACCTCGCAATGTCATATCAGTGATGAGGTTGGAGATCACGCCCATTTCGCGCTGCTTCTCCTCTTTCTTCATCAGCCTGACATTGTTCGGATTGCCTTCAGGAACTGCATAAGCGGTCTTGGGATCGAATCCTTCCAATGCTTTCAGCGCACGAGTAGACTTAATGTTGACTTTGTCAGTAACAGGGATTGCCATAACCGTGTCGCCATCGAAGTCAGCACCAGACAGGCGCTCTGCAACCTTTGCATTGATGCCGATTGCATCCTGAATTGCACCGAGATTCCGCTTACCGCTGACATTCTTGTTGTTGACAGTCACAATGGGAATCTCAAAGGTACCTGCATGAGGATAACGGATCAGTGCAAGCCTGGTGCCATTCTCATAGGTAGGGCAATAAGCCTCTGTCTCCTTAATCTTATTGATCGGCAGGATAACCTTCGTGGACTGACCCGGGAAAGCAGATGCCTTCAGGGTCATGGACGTTCCCTCAACCGTATCAGCAAAATCGTTGAGCAACTTCTTTTTGACCGTAGGATTATCGTACCGCATGATTTCATCATATTGGGCTTTGTAATCCGCGACGGTAAGGTTGAGCTGGTTCTCGATCAGCTTCTTGGGCTGCTTGGAAAGGAACTGAGAAGAGACGTTCCGGGACATCGTATCCCAGTCGCCCTCCTCTTTCAGCTTGTTGATCGGTGAGAGGTGCTCTTTTCCGTCATCGCCGATGTACATGCTCTGGCCGTTGGCCTTGATGGCCGCGCCAAACGGGTTGTCAGGATCAGCTTTTGCTTCCTTGAGAACCTTCATCTTGGGCGTACCGGAAGGCTTATTGGTGTTAAACATCACGTCCACACCATCCGGCAGATCATCCGAATAGACAGCCATGCCCTTCAGATAATGGTCACCGTCAACGAGGATACGAACCTGTGCATAGTGGCTTTTTCCGAGGTCAAGGTCAGGAACCCCGCGGCGAATCTCCATAACACCGTCTTTATCCAGACCGCCTTCATCACCATATCGAATAGCGACACGACTGGAATCCAGACTAGACGGACGCTGAAGTTTTGTAAAGGTCTCTCCGCCATCATCAGAATGATAGTCTCCAAGAGAATCAATCTGATCCTGATGCTGATAAGCATATTTCTGATCAAATTCAGGCTTCGCAAGAACTGTAATGTTCGTTTGCTGGCGAGGATTGGTAGGCTGCTTGATGCCCACACCGTAGCGCTTATAGCCATATTCGGCCTCTAACTTGTATGCGGCCTCATCCAACTCCGTTTGAGTTATTCCTAAAACAGAATTTGCTCCTTCAGAAATGTCAATTATACCTTTTTTATCGACTTCAGCCTTCAATGTATTTGCGATATTTACAGCACGTTGTTCTTTTTTACTAATGTTGCCATTATATTTAGAGCGAACACTAGATTCGCTCATCCCTAGTTTATCACCAATTTCTTTCCATCCAAGACCATCTTCTTTTAGAGCACGAATCTTGTCGTACTCCAATGCTTGGCGTTCATGTGTAGCCGTCCGCTGAGCTACTCTAAACTCTGTAAGCCCCATTTTATATTCATCGGGAAGAGAATTATTGATAGTTTCCAGAATATCTTTTTCAGAGAGGCCTTTCTTTTTTAATTCTTTCACCCGGGACAAAAAATCACCAGAATGCTGATACGGATTATCACCAGAGCCCCAGGGATAACGCCCGGAATGGCGTTTCGTACCGTAATGCTCCAGAATATTACTTTCAGAGGTAATGCCAAAATAAGAACGAAGGTCTTTTTCAATCGGGTTCATGCTGCCACTCCTAACAAAATATCAGTGATAATCGGATCAAACTCTTTGATTTTAGCAATGATCGGATTGATTTCATCTTCAGTAGGATTCTCGATCCAGATTTCATCGTTCTGGTAGATACGGGTTTCTATCCGAATATCTTTCGGGTCGTATCCGTACTCCAGACAGAAAAGAGCGGCATAAATATAGAGCTGCTCCATGTGTGCAGGAACAGCTCCAGTTTTGAGATCGTGAATGCGAAGGAAACCGTCGTTGAATGTAATTGCATCTGCGGTTCCGAAGCAGTTGTCGCTATAATAGAGGACTTGTTCAGTATCCATGCGGAAGCCAATGGCATCATTCACATAGGTATTTAATGTCTTTTTGCTCTTTGGCAACTTTTGCTTAAGAGCAATGCACTCAGCTGCAAACGCGTGCAGGCGGGTTCCTCGTTCTTTCGCCTGATAATTAAGAACGGCATTGGTCAGCCTATCTGCATCATAGTTTAACCAATGATAGTTACTTGCTCCGAGGAGGGCATGTTTCCCCGTGAGCCTCGAATGATCTCGCCAGTTCATTAAGAACTTCCTCCTTGTTTTCAGGATAGATAAAGGAAGCAAAACTCATCTCGTCCATTTGCCGAACATAATAGTCCTGATTTGGACGATGAGATGCAGTCGCTGACTTCTTGCCTTCCAGTGCGCCCCAGGTTTTACCATAAAGAACTAAGAGATCGGGAATACCCTGAATCTCCGTAGGATCTAAATGGACAACCTTACAGCCTGGAAAGCGTTCTTTCAGTTCCTTTACCAATCCTGTCTTGAATTTATTTTCGAGCATGATACAACCTCCAAAAATAAGAGGAATAGCACGTCTTGAGACACATTCTATTCCTCCCATAAAAGGGGATGTTTTTCTCGCGTGAGTTTTTAGGAAATAATGTGAATTTTTAGGAATTTTTGAGAAAACAGAGCAAAAGAAAAAGCCCCTGCGTTTTTCGCGCAAGGGCTTTTAAAAATTTACAACTTATCCACTTTTTCAAGCTGTCGATAAGCTTGCATAATGTGCTGTATTGTCTCGTTTGAAATTCCGCTCCAAGTCATAGCCTGATTCATCAATTGCAATGTGTTCTTGCGCCCACTAGATTTACCGCGCGCATATTCCATATTGCCCATTGTAGTCATTACAACCTGAAGTGTTCTTTCTTCCATTTCAATTTTTCTCATGGTGCAATCTCCTTTGTTGAATTAGTGGAATTTCTTCCATAATAGAGATTGCTTTTTTTCGCGTCATTAAAGATGCTTATAGATTTCGTACAATTCTTCTGGTCCACAGCACATCTGAAGTGCTTCATATTTTCTTTCGCCATAGTCATCTTGTATCGTTCCATCATCGCAGTCGTAATTATAATCATCTGGACCAAAGGAACGGTAAAGCTCATCATACGAATACTCTGCTCCGCATTTTGAGCAACGCCAATGCTCTCGTCCATTTTTGCCAAGTATTCGTCCACATTCGCACACGGGTCTTTTTATATGAAGTTCTACATATTTATTTGCGTAACAAGATATATGCCGACCTTTACGATCTTCAGTCCACCATTCTTCAAAACCATACTCATTAACGAAATCCATATTTTACACCTCATAACCGTCAGCGATAATGCAACCATACGCTGCATCTTTATCATACACTATCCGACGAGATTTTACAAGGCAAAAATCTATGGCCCTCGCGGCCAAATCGAGCTAAAAACTCGCTGTGGCCAAAAGCCCATTTTTTATCTCCTATTACTATATATAAATTTTCAATTTTTTAAGTAACTTAAAGAAAAAAGTGGGTTTTTGGCCAAATGGCATATTTTTAACGTATTTACGTTAGTTTTTGTGGCCATTTTTGTAAAAATTTTTGGCCACAAAGTGGGTTTTTGGCCACGAAATTTACACTTTTGATGTTTTCTCGAAAAGTTCACAAAAATTACGAAAAATAAAATGGGCAGAACCGGGCATCATCGGTCAAGTATTTTCAAAAATAAAAAGGCCGTGAAATTTTATCTTAACCGAAAAATTTCAAAATTATGCCGGCTATAACCGGAATCGCAATCATCAGACCAATATAAACCGGCATCATTCTCCGATTTTTCTCAGCCTCTTCTCGCTCTTGCTCCTGTTTCTTTTCGTGAAGCTCCATGCCTTTCATGGCAATATCTTTGAACGCATCCACTCTCCGAACTTTTGCTTCATCCACGAACCGATGCGTCTCCTGATAATCATCCAGCCGAACTTTCGTCCCGCAGTATTCACAGAACATGAAGTCACGACTCTCATCTTTAATTGTTAACTCTGCACCACAGCTAGGGCATTTTACCGTCCGTGCCATAAAAGCACCTCCTATTCATACATCAAGAATATCATGTATATGGCCCGTAGTCAATCCCATTAGGGTGGTAATATCCAAATAATATTATTGCTTACCAACATGGCTCAATCCTCAATCTCAAACACAACGTTCACAAGTGAAATAATCGTATCATACTTCCTGCCCTTGAACCGAAATCTCACGAGTTGATCCGTGAAGCCAACAATTTTCTCGACCTGACCAGATTCAGCCGCATAAGCCGCCACGATCTTTGCTCTCACATGGCCCTGCTTTGCCAGTTTATTAAATTCACCCGCAGTCATTACCCACACTCACCTCCGTCATTAAACTTCTCCCCGCCGCATACAAGAATTTTTTCAGCGACAGCACCTTAATATCGTACGTACTCTTCAAATTCTCCAGCTCAACATTAACCCCGCCAGAGCGATATTCCGCCATATCCAATGCATACCGCATCCGGCGATCCGCAACACCAGGGCTGCAATTGAACTTATCTGCCAGTGATGCCTCAATGTCCCTCATGGACATAAATCGGTGCGAGTTCAAGTCATCGACGACCATCTCCACAGCCTCGCCCATCAGCTCCCCGCCGAAGGTCAGCATGGGAACCTTCAACTTAGCGAGAAAATCATACGTTCTTTGCTGCATTTCTTATCACCGCATCCTTTCCCACTTAGGTTTTCATAATAGCATTTGCTGCATGAACCAGATATGTGGTACCGTCAATCGTGATTTGCAGCTGATCGCCTTCGTAGTCAGTCCAGTTGTCCACTTTGCCTTGAACGATAGTTCCATCGGGCAACTTAATCTGTGCCCAGGAATAGGTAAATGTCGTATCAAACACCCTATAGTTTCCACAACTGCATAACCCGAGGCAGCCAACGAGCATCATCATACATGCAACGACGCAAATAATACGATTTTTCATAGTCAATCACCTCAACCAAATATCATGTAAATCAAAAGCAAGAACCATCCTGTATATCTGATGATTCTCTGTTTTTCTTCGCCGATGTTCTCAGCAAAAGACATTCCAATTGCGGTAGCTTGCAAAATAATGCTTGCGAGCAGCACAATTCGCATCACTTCACCATACTTCCTTTCCGTGTCTGGTCATCCGCAGGCCAGTACGTGTAAATATCATCGAACACCACCGGGATCTTCTTCTGAAGCTCCATCAGCAGCGGGCACATGAGCTCACGCATCTGAGGATGTGCTGCCACAGGAGTACGCAGCTTGAAGATGTTGCGCCACTCACGGTAGTTGGCCGTCACCACGATCTCGGTCTTCAGGCACAGCGGCAGTACACAACGGGCCTGTTCGGGACGCATACCGAGTGCGATCATATCCTTATAAAGGATTTCCGCAGATTCGCAGGAATCAAGCCAGGTGCTGCCAGGCGTATATTCTGCGCTTTCACGTTTCTTGTCAGTGTCGGTCACATCAATATAATACGGCCGAATAAAGCTCAGCTCCCCGCCAAACTTCTCCTTCGAGTAGTTGCAGTACCGTGTGCTCTCTTGCGCAAAGCTCGCAATACGGTGCCGTGCCAACTCATTGGCAATGGCCCGGTCACAGGTAAACAGCACGGACAGCTGCGAATGCTCCAGCATAGCCTCATGCCCCTGCTTCACCAGAAAACCTACCAGTTTCTTTGCCGACTCACCGTCCGGCGTGATCTTATCCTCGCTCTTGTAGCAGACACGGGCCACCCGCTCGATCTGCTGGAGCTCTTTGATGCCGCCTTCAGAAATATCAGTGAGGATTTCGTACTTAGGTTCAACGATTTTCATAATTAAATCTCCTTTTCATCAACGAATCAATGATTTCAAGCTGCCGCAGGCTCTTTCCATTACCTCTTTGGACCACCATGCTGATGCCAATATCCTCGATTGGGATAATGTATCCGAGATGAGCCAGTTGCTTATGGTCGCAAGTTTCCACCTTCGGACACTTCTGGCATTTAGGTGCAAGTATCGTAAGTGCTCCGAAGTCGTTGTTCATGTTGTCCACTCCGATATCATTTTGCACTCCCAATCCCCACAGATATCACCCGAAGCATGTTTCTTTGCAAACGCCATGCCCTTCTTGATGGCCTCCTGCTTATTCTCTGCTTTGACTTCAAAAGCCTGATGTCCACCACCATTGTCGGTACATTCAAACCAAAATGTGTACTTCATATATCAGCCAGCCTTTCTCTATCAGGATCTCGCAAAATAGAATCCCAGTCTCTAATAAGTTTCCGTAAGCCATGATCATCGGCTATTGGGTTCATCGTTTCTTCATCATATTGCACTATGACACTGCCTGCTTTATCGCATCCAAATCCGCAATTCCGACACTGAATCTTATACTTGATTTCCAGGCTTGTCCCAGTGGTCGCTGTTCCGTATACAGTTGGCCTCACTTTTGAATAGCATACCGGACAACATCTCATATAAAATCCTCCAAAATCGAGTTAAGCAGAATCTCCAGCACCCGGTTTATGCCCGCCACCACTCGATATGGCCACGGTTCTTTCGGTTCCACACGGGCAGGGGTATCAGACTTTCTCAGCGCACCATAAAGCCACCTGTCGAACTGCCCAAGTGAAATATCATTCTCCATGCACCATTCACGAGCATCTGCGTAGCTAATGTCACCATTCATGCAAAGCTCGACCACATCACGCAACGTAGCGTTCGGCTTGATCAGGATATCTTTTTGAAGCTCGTAATCCTCAAAATACAAGTCCTCGCGTGACCCGTCAGCCCTGTGAATAACTTGCGCAAAGGCTTTGCCATCCGCATAAAGCGTCGTAATATCCTCATCAATGTCGATTCGAGGACAGTCGTACCTCCATATGGCCTCAACAACTTCTTCATAGTCAATCATATCGCACCTCACAGCAGAATCCGGAACAAAATGAACCAGATCACCTTCAGCGTGAACGCAATAATGATCAGCCATGCGCAAATAACCAGCGTTGCCGCCAGAATATGACCCAGCATATGGCCGATTTTTTCCCAAGTATTATTAGTCACCGATATCCACCCTTTCAAACCCTGTAAAAACACCGACACCAATATTTCCATTATCACAGATGTGAACAGCTTTGTGGTACATCAATTCTTTTGCTTTATTAAATGCTTCCTCTTCATCATGATAGCGATTACCCACTTCAAACTCTCGCTCACAGAAATTGCAGAAATATGTAGGGCAGTAGAAAGTTGTCATACCGCACACCTCCTCGCAGCATCCAGACGGCTCTCCGCAGCGTTCAGCTCGAAGATAGCAGCCGTAATAAACTCCGGGTCGCAGTTCTCAAAGTGGTTCCGGGCCACCTCAAGATCCCGCATGGCATCTTTCAGCGTGTTGACTGTCGAAACCATCGGCTCTGTCCAGAATATCTTTTTGACGAAATCAACGATTTTGCGCAGCATTTCTACACCTCCACATCTTCATAACCTGACGAGCCGTGAGCCAGCCCTTAACATCATCATGGCCAAGCAGCTGCGCACCCATCACCTCGATAAGCCCCTGCTCAAAGCCATAGGAACCCCAACCCCAAACGCCATCCCAGATACGATTTCCAGCAGCATCATATGCAATGATTTGCTCACCGCAATCAAGCCGTCCGCCCGGAAGATACTCCGGACAGTCCGGCCTGTCCATCTCTGGCCAACGACGTCCATAAGTATGCGGAACCTTAGCGTGCTTCAGCAGAATATCAAGCTTCTGCATCTCGGTCATGTGATTCCAAACCCGGAGTTTCCAGGTTTTCTTAGACATGTTTCTCATTTCTGCATTTCCTTTCGTCAGCCTCCATGGTCTTTGCAATTTTATGCTGAATATAAAGCACGCAGCCAGCCTGACTATCACACCCGAATGAAGCCAATAGTCCAGCAATAGCATTCAAAGAGTTCAAATCCTCTTCAGCAAATATCATTTAGCGTTCACCGTTCCTCCTGATACTCTACAATTTTAGATTTGAAATCAGTCATATACCTTATATTCCATATTGCTCACATGGGCGATGGTATCGTAGTTATCACCCTCAAAGCGAAACCTTGCCATACCGTTCGAGGTTAAATCAGAGAACTTTTCTAAATATCCGCTTCGTCCGGGCCAAGGGCGGATGATTTTCATGAAGACCTTATGGGTCGTGGCTTTTTCCTGGATTTCGTGCATTTGAATCGCTCCTTTTTTTTGTTACAGTTCAGAAAATAAAGAGCCGCAGATTTCTCCACGGCTCTATGCCCTTAGAACTCCTCAGCCAAATCACCCGGCATGAATTCCTGATTTTTTCTTGGTGTCGTCTTATTGATCATCGACAACTTCAGCTCAAGAAAGTATGCCTGTTCGTCAAGTGCTTTACGCTTAAGCTTGTTTAGTTCAAGCTCATACATAAGCTGCTTTTCCTTGGCATCCAATTCTTCTGTAGTATAATCCTCATAAGGCGAATTCATAAAATCCATAATAATAACCTCCAAGTATAATTTGTGAGTATTCGTCCTCCATAAAGGAAGCTGATTATTTCGCGCCTTCCTTAAACTTCAAAGGCTTCACCGTACCCTCCCGCGCACACTCCGTCAGGCACTCGTGGCAGGGTTCATCCGTCTCCAGCACCTTGAAGCTCTTGCACTTCGGACAGTAGGTCGCATAGTCCACTTCGCGCATCCAGTTATTCATCAGCGCTTACCTCCGAAATAAAAGTGTCCTTTCCGCAGCGAGGGCAACGTGCCAGAACCTCACCGTTATGGATTGTGCACTCCTTCATACTGTTCCAGTTAGATGTAGGGATCTCAAAATGAGCATTACAGTCACCGCATTTAACGGCAACGAGTGTCTCGTCAGGATCTGCATATCCGTCAAGGTCGCCGACGTATTTGTGTTCCTCGTTTGCTTTACAGAATAGGCACCTCACAACCTTGTGGTCGATAGGAGCTCCGTCTGCATTATATGACCATACCTCAGGAGCAACCGGATGGCGTTTCATGCAATTCATACATTCAACCGATATCCAGGGACGTTTTTTCTTTGCCTTCTCCTGCTCGACCGCAAACCTATCATCCAACTCAGGATGCGTCGTCCGCTGCTCCAGCGCCCGCAACAGATTCCAGCAGGCCGCGCGCAGGTGATCCTCATCGTCCATACCAACAATGTACTTTGCCAGATGCCGAGCAGCGCTGTCCAGCAGCGAATGCAGCGGAATACCCTTGTCTGCGTTGTGCTCACCGTACTTTAAGGCACCTTCCTCACAGTGCTTACTGACCTCCATGATGCCGTACCAAGGCAGAAGGTCCATGCGCCCCTTCCCGGCGTGCATGTCGCGTTTGGCACCAGTTTCAAATTCGGTACGATCTCCAGAATCCTTAATCACAAATATCAATCCTTTCTATTAGCAGTGTTTATGAATCCGCCCCTGCATAACTTTGTTAGCCATATCTGTCTTAGGAATCTTGCATTTCGGATAGCTCGGACGGAATCCATTGGCAGCTTTCCGGTCATTTGCAATTCTCATATAAACCTCGTCCTCCCGTTCATCTGTGAGTTTCTTTACTTTATCTGCCGCAGATTCAAAAGAATGAATCAGGTCAGCAAATACATCTTCAAAGTTAACCTGCTCCATAAAATTTCCTCTCGTTAAACGCTTTCTTCGAGTTCAGGGCTCTCGAAATTGCCAAATCAATACCGCTCCTACTCTTCAGATGGTAGTAGTACAGATCCTTGTACGGGGTATTCAGCCGGTCGATACGCCCCGAGGCCTGCCCCATGATCTTATAGGAGTAGTTCTGGCTGTAAAATATAATGGTGTCCGTCTTGATGCAGTTCCAGCCTTCAGCACCGGCATTGTACTGCACCAGATACACCCACCTGTCGCCTTCAGGAAGCGGCTGATGCTTGTGCCCGTTCCATTGGGCCACCTCTGTATCTTTGCCGTAGTCCAGACCCATTAGAATATCAAGCTCATAATCGAAATTATAGAAGATAATAACCCTAGGTCTGCCTTTACAAATATCCAGCACTTTTTCTTGTCGGCTTGCATCAGCGTTCACCAACTTCCGCAGCAGATAGCAGAACTCGCTGGCGGTCTCGATTGGTTTGTTCTCCCAGAGGTTCCACCGGTTCTTGCAGATCGACAGATACTTCACCTTGTCGTAATCCACAAATACATTCTCATGGTGCGAGACCGTCGGCCGCTCGAAGTCCATGTCAACCAGAATCCGTTCCCGTAGCCGTACCAAGCGCTGGGTATTCAGATACCGGTCGATCTTCGGGTATTTCGTGCAGAATTGGCTGTATACCACATGCTGGTTGTTGAAGTCCGTTCTGTTTCGATAGAATCCATTGGCGATGAACACCGGGATATAATCCGTCCAGCAGTCCCCAGGGGTGGCGCTGAGCAGAATCCACTCGTTATTTTGCGTAATTTTGTAGAAAGATTTCACCCATGCGCCTTTTCCAACGACTCGCTGCTCGTCAAATATAAAGAACGCATTCTTCACGCCAACGTACTTTCCGATATTGTTCCAGGAATCCACCACGACCTTGTGCTCGTAAATATCATGCTCTGGATCTGTAGACATATAGAAATGGGCCAGTTCTTCGTCCCACTCTCCCGTATCCCGTTTCCGGGCAGTCGTGATGATGTAAAGATCCGGGGGCTCTGTCATACGAACATATTTTTCCGTGTTCACCTCCCCATCGTAAAGTTTGTAATAGAACGCCAAACTCGTTCTTGATTTTCCGCTTCCTACGCCTCCGCATAAGATGCAGCCGATTTTCATACGGTTGATCGCATCCAATTGGTAGTCGTAGAGCGTTACACCTGCCATCAGGTCGCTCACCTCATTTCCAACGTCACATAAATGTCACTTTTCTTGCAGTGATTCTCATAGGCCAGAAGCGAGATCGTCGCCTCTTCCTCATCTTCGCCCTCCCCTCTGACGGTATAAGCAAAGAGCTCTTTCCGGTGCTTTCTGAACACCTTCCAGAGCTCTTTTTTCTTAGTAAAGTCCGTGCTTTTTGCAGTAGGACGCATATTGCAAGCCCTCCTTATCTGCTTCGCGCATGATTTCTGACAGTGTGAGCTTTTTAGGCTTTTCTTCCGTCGTTGACATGTTACGCGATACGGTGTCTCGACATTTATCGCAGTATAATCTTTTTGACGGAACCTGGTACATCATACCGCCGCATTTTTTGCAAGCCTTATCTACTCTGCGAAGTCCGCCCATAAATATCACACCTCCTCAGAACGACAGAAGTCCGTGTAATAAACCAGGTCGTAATCCAGCGGATGGTTGTTCCAGTCGTAGTTCTGCTCGTAATCAGCAATCTCATCACGCTTGCCGAGTTCGCGACAAATATCATCGTTGTGCTCATAGAACCATTCCAGCGGAAGGTCGAACTTGTCGCACAGTTCCGGAATATCAAAGGCCCAGCAGCCATAGTTGGTGTTCTGTGTACCCTCCGAAACCATGTAATCGACGATCTCTTTTACTTTTTCTCTGCTCATAATCCTTACTCCTTCTGTTGTTCAAATATCAGGCTCTCTGGCCCGGTTGTGAGTCATGCGGGAATCGAACCCACCGTACAGCCCATGCTAATGACTCAAATAAAAGAGCCCCAGATTTCTCCAGGGCTCTCATGTGCTTATTCTTCAGGTGTACAATAATCAACGTCGAGATGCGTTTTTCCTTCGCTATCCGTGTAGGTGACGAACTTTCTCGGCCGATGGAACATCTTCTCGTACTTCTCGACGAACTCCGGCAAAAGCTCACCGAAATCATCCTCCGTGAGGCCTACAATCAGGAATGTTCCAACGATAATATCAATGGGGATACTATAAGGGCCGTCGAGCGTCCGGTTGAGTTTCTCCATGCAATCCTCATGCAGCTTTCCTTCTTCGTTGCAAATCAATGCCACCGCATCATCCCACGGGTAAACAGCCTGAATCGGGCCTTCCACCTCTTTCTGGAGCGATTCCAAAGAGCAGTCAATGTCGATCACTTCAGGGTAATGCTTTGGGCGAACCCTCAGAACTTTCATACTGTCAACCTCCCAAATTGCACATCAAAAATATAAATCGAGCTGTTTCCTTAGAGCCGCCATTTTGCGACGTGGGCACTCACCGACTGGGCATTCGACCAGGGACTGACCCGGCACTCGAAATATCATTGATTAGTAACCAAAGCAGCTATACTTACGAGCCTCTTTCGCTCGTGCTTCGACGACATCCCGAGCCACATAGTTCAGGTTGATGGTGTAACTGGGAATGCCGTAAGTCTTTGCGGCCTGGTTCTCGATTGCACAACCACGGTACGCTTTCTCTTCATCATATACGCCGATGAAGTAATCGGCCTCCGACAGCATCTTAATGCTTTCGCCGAGACACCAAAGTGCCTGGTTCATGCCACTCGGAGGATCAGGAATATAGGTCTGGATCACCTCCAGCTCTTCACCAAAGACTGCTTCTGCAATCCGGTGCATCTGCATCATGGTCCCACGGATCTGGGCTTCGGTACGGTCTTTCATCGGGCAGCTGATAAACAGTTTCTTCATATGCTTCACCTCAGAACGGAATTTCGGTGTGGTCGCTCGGCTCTGCCATGTCTGCTTCAGGAGCTGCAAACTGAGCATAGCGCTCTGCATACGGATCAGCGTCCGCATCCTGCTCAACGTACATCACATCCGCATACAGGCTGTACTCGCCGGGTGCATTCCGCTTCTCGACAAGGTTTGCCTGGAGACAGACGTTCTTGACCCGGATAAAGTCCAGCTGGCTGATCGTGTCCGTGTTGCAGAGCAGGCGCTTGCCGGAGGTGGTAACCCAGTAGATATGCGGGGGCCACTTGGAATCCATGTTGATCGTTACCGGCACGAAGTAGGTCGGAACGAACGGCTCGTCGTAGGTACGCTCAGGATTCGGATTGGTCTGACGAACCTTCACACCGAGATCCATGAGGTGATTCACCAGATCCATGGTGGGAATGACCACGTTGACGCGGCGCTTGTCCGAGCCAAAGCGGTCACGGCTGGGATCACCGCTGAAGTTGGTGGTAAAGATGAAATGGGTATCGTCGATATTGACTTTCTGGCGCTTGGTGTACATAAATATCAGTCTCCTTTTTACTTGTTGAATTCATTTTCCAGAATTTTCAGATCTGCCACGAGTGCTGTCAGGTGGAGAAGTGTACCAGACTGATTGTTGCTCATGACCGCGCTGAGGAACTTCTCAAAATCCTTATTTGCCTCAGAACTGTACTTTTTCAGCACATCCAGATCGACAGCTTTTCCGGCAGCAGTCTTCCCAGGATACTTCTTCCCGCTCTTCTCGACCCAATTCTGGATCTCCTTGTAATAGCTGCCCTTGTTACCACCGCAACGCTTTGCAATTGCCATGGCCAGCCCCTTCTCCGGGTCGAAAACATCCTTCTCGCTGCACTTCACAACGGTCTTGGAACCATCCGACCAGTAAACGATCGTGGCCGGAGGAGCAAAAATCACATTCTTAATAACCGCTGCATTCATTGCCGTCGCCTCTTTTGCATGTGCGGTGTTCAACGTACCCGGGTAATAGGGTTCGTTAATGAAGCAATTATGTCCCTTATCCCAATAAATGCCATAAGACTCAAACTGGAACGTACGGCCTGTGTCCAGTGTAATCATCGTCTCCCCGTCCACCGTTCTAACAACATCGGTAATGTTACCAATCACACGTTTGTTACTGTCATAAAGTTTGTTTGCCATAAAATATCACCTCACGTCAAAATTTCTTGCTGCTTCTTCCTGCGCATCGCTCCATGGAAGATCCGGTGCTGTCCAGGGAGCAACGCCATCGTCACCAACGAACCAGTTGAAGTCGCCGTACTTGGAGATCTCCTCAACTGCCTCATCGACTTCCCGGTTGAAATATCTTTTGTCGATATCCTCCTGCATCTGAAGCTGATAGACCGCCTCGCTTTCCAGCCAGCGGTAATCCTTTGCTCCGGTCACAGAAGCATATTTCCGTTCGCCGGTATCCGTCAGGCCCGCTTCCCGCAGCAGCAGAGCGCCGCCCTTTCCCGGCATGATCGGGCAGAACTGTCCCACGCGTCCCACAAAAATATAATTGTGTTCGCCTTCGGGCAGGTCCTCGTTCTTGTCGAGATAGATAGCGCCCTTGGAAACGGTCTTTGTCTCGCAGAGGTCGGTGAACTCGATCTTTTCCTTGGAGAACAGGGTCTTGAACACATACGGCACCTGGAACTGGGTGCCCGTCGCCGTCCATTCGCCGCCTTCGTCCTTACAGTCGCCCGGGATATAGCCGTAAAGCGCCTCACAGCGGTCCGCAGTCATGTATTTCGCAATATAAACGGCATTGTTCACCAAACACATCCGCTCGTAGGTTGCCTCATGCTCGAACGTGTAGCCGTACTTTTTTGCAAAATCCATGCAGTACGCAATGATTTCCGGGGTCGCATCGGGGATCTTGATCGAATCCGTTTTGATATGCGCGACCTTAAAGCCGCGCTGCTGCACTTCATCCTGCAAAGTGCGCATAAATAAAGCCCCTCGAAGCGCCACAATGTTGTTGACGTTCTTGGGGTTACGGAACGGGTTGTCGAAGCTTGCACTGGTCAGCCCGTAAACCGAGTTGATGGCGATCTTCAACGCCTGCGCCAGAGCCTTTGCCTGCTGCGGATCATCGAGGTACTTTGCCAGTTTACCGCCAAAGAGCCCCTTTGCCTTCTCGTACTCGCCGTGCTTGACGTAGATTCGCACATCCATCAGGTCGTTGAAATACTTGGTGTACTCGCCAAAGTAGTTCATGGCAACAGCCGAATGCGGATGCAGCGACGCAACGTCCAGCAAAGCTACGTTCGTGTACATCCCGGGCTCAGCGTAGACATAGCCACCCATGCCCAGGTCCGTGCCCCGGAACATGTTGTGGTACTTGCCGTCCTCGCCCTTGGCCCACTCGTAACCGGGAAAGGCATTGATGATGTTGCAGTCGGTCAAAATATCAGGCTCGACTTCCACGATCGCATCGGATTTTCCCGTAGCAAGGTCGGTGTAAACCAGCCGGGGGTGCTTTTCCTTGCCGAAAATAATGCGTGTTGTCAGCGAGTTTGTCGTGTCGTTCACCGTCATCCCGGCAAGGTCTGCCAGAATCTCTCGCGCCACAAAGTCTGCCTGACGTTTTTTCGAGTAGAACAGGGTCTCGGTCGCGATCACATCATTGTCGCAATACTCGGCCACCTTGTCCCACAGGCTCTTCGGCACCGGCTGATCCCACGGAAGTCCCAGCTCCTGATGGTGGATCCCTAACTCGATCTCAAACTTCTTCAGGCTCTGTTTTTTCGACGAGAAGTCAAAAATATCAGTGTAGGACAGGTTGTACGCCTCACCAAAGAAGCCAGTGTGCTCGTTGATGATCCGGTTGGACAGCGCATAGATCTGCTCCACCGACATCCCGATCATGCGGGCCCAGAGGATATGGTTGTCGTACTTGCGGTTGTTGAAGCCGACCAGCCGATACTTTGTCAGGCTCTCGATCTCCTCCGGCGTAGGATTCACCATGCGGTGCACAGGCTCCTGCTTGGCAAACTTCCAGTTTACGAGCAGAAGATTCGGGAACACCTCCACGTCGAAAAATATCAATGGCGTTTCCTCCCCCACAGGGGCCTCCCGCTGAATATCGTCCTTCGATTTGAAGTGCATCTTCGCCACGATCTTCAGGCAGGTGTCCGCCTGGTTTGTGCTGCTGGCGGCAAAGCCCAGGATCGCATTCCGCATGTCGTCCACGTTGTAAACGACATTGCCCTCATAGGCTTCGTCCATGATGTGCGCAATAAAGTCAATGCTGGGCTTCGTATAGGGGCTGATCTCCTTGGCAAGGGCTTTCTTGATGAGGATACGCAGGTGCCGCTCATCCTGGATCTGCTTTGTATCAACCATTTTCGTTTCTCCCTTCAGTGGCAGGCCGCTGCTGATGGTCGCAACCGGAATATCATTGCATTTCGACAGTTTTCTCCGCAGAGAGGACTTCCCCGTGAATACCTTGACCTCGATGTTCTCGTCGTAGATCCTGCTCAGCTTCGTTGCATCGCCGGTGTAAATATAATGCAGGTGGATGCCCGCACCAGATTTGCTCAGCTCCGCATAGGTCTGGGGCCATTTGGAGGCAGCTTCCAGGTTGCGCTCGAAGCTCTTTTTTCCATCCGGCCCGGGAATATCAAAGTCGATGACAATGTGATTCTCCGGAACTTTCACGTAGTGCAGTCTCGAAGTATCCAGTTCGGCCAATTTTGACTTGACATTCTCCCATTTTCGCATCGGAATGCCATCGTCTGTTGCATATTGTGCAGGGCAGTCCTTGCAAATATCATTGAAGAGAGAATGCTGCTCCTTGAGCTCGATCCATGACGTTTCCGGCTCGGCAGTGGGTTCTTCTGCCTTCACAGGTTCGTCAAGGAACTCTTTGAATTTCTCCGCTTTGAAGCCGCTGTAGTAGCTCCGCACCCGCTCACCATTCACGGTCTCCGCGCGTTCCTTGTACTCCTCGAAGTAGTTCATAAGCTCTTCCCGGAACGCACGGCGTGAGTATGGGTACGCCACCTTTGCCTCGTCATTGTAGGTGTTGTACATCGCCCAGGCCCGCTTCAGGGATACACCGTCCTCCTTCTTGAAAATATAAAAGGAATCCAGCATAAAGTTGTAAAAGTCGTTCGATGCACCCAGCATACGGGTCGGAATATAATCATCGTAGAGATGTTTATTCTGCTCGTATACCTCCTTGCAGTGCCATGCGATGCCACCCAGCTCAAAGTCCACCTTCGCTACAAGGTCACGGTACTTTTTTGCAGGGATCTTTTCGCCGGTAGGTTCCACATCGATCAGTCGTCGGATCAGGCCCGATTTTGCATCCGTGATCTTGACGGGCTTGTTGGTGCCCAGAAACATGAAACACTTGAACTGGCTGGAATACTGGCTGCGGAACTTCTCGTTCACCAGCATGGTCTCGTGGGATACCAGCGAGTTCAGCCGGGTGTTGTCCTCGATGCGGGAAAGGTCACCGTCGTGCTGGATCGCGATCAGCGGGTTCGATTTGAATGCCTCCAGCGCAAACGCATTGGACGATGACCCCAGCACCTTGGAGTCGAACACAGACCAGTACCCGTCGAAAAGTTTCTGGACGATGTTCAGTACGGTCGATTTACCGCTGCCGGGTGGACCATAGAGCACGAGGAACTTCTGGATCTTGCGGGAATCGCCGTTCACGATCGCGCCAACCGCCCATTCGATCTTCTTTCGCTCCTCTGGAGAATATAAGGTTGCCATCAGCTCGTCGTAGGCGCTGATGCTCCCCTCCTCCAGAAGATACGGCAGCCGCTTCGACGCATAGCTTTCCTTTTTGACCGGGGTGTTCGCAAATATCAATGTATCGTCAAGGGTGTGGTAGTTGTCCCGCATCTGACGCTGACAGTATTTGTGCCAGTTGTCGATCATCCCACTCTCCGCGTCCCACATGTGCAGAACACGGTAGCTGTCATTGAAGACCTGCTTGTGTTCCTCCGCGTAAATATCCAGCGCGCGGTCGATCATCTGGAGCGCATCCTGTTCGTCCGTGCTCCAAAGTCCCCGCTCTTCCATCCAGACCGCGTAAAAATCAGAACCCCGGATCATCAGGTCTTTCGACTTCTTGATGATGAATTTGGGATAAATTTCGATTGTCCCGCGTTTCCCCGTCCGCGTTGCAATCATCAGGAAATCAATCATTTGTAACTGACTTCCTCCTTTCTCCGAGGTTTTTATACGTCTTTCTCTTTCTGGAGGGTCATCTGGGCCAGCATTGCCTCTGCCTCGCGGGCACGCTCATCGGCTTCCTTGCGCTGCTTTTCTGCTTCGTTCACCATTTTGCAGGAAACAAAGCCAAACCACAGCAGACCAGCGATGAGAATGTTCTTCCGGATGCACTTGCCCTTCATGCGGCGGATGGTGTGATTGGCCACCTCCAGTGCAGCCTTGCTGTTGCTCAGGTCGATCAAAATATCAGTCAGTTCCATTGTCAATTTTCCTCCAGTAATTCGGGTCAGCCAGAATCAGCCGACCAATGTTATTCTCGTCTCGACACGCTGTGATTCGCAGCATCACATGAGAATCGTCGAGTATTTTCTCAACGAATCCTTCCATAGGGATGCAGATTTTTGATTCATATGTCATCAAAACTCATTCTCATTCAACCAGCTCATCAACTGGTACCAAATATCAATGGTACGCATGTCGATGGACGTACGGGTAATCGTAAAGAGACCGCCAGCCCCATTCGGCTGGTAGCCCCGATCCATAAACCGGGCTAGGATCGGTTCCGCGCGCTCTTCGCTGAAACGGGTGTCGTCCATGGCAGCCAGACCAAGGCTGACGACCATGCTCCAGAACCACTGCCCCACACGGTTGCCCATGCTGCGGTCTTCCATGATGTGCTCCTCAATGCGAATCGCCAGCGCCACCATCATCTCCAGCATGGAGCAGGGTACGCCCTGAAATACCGCATCGATCTTTCCGTACGGAATATTATTCTCCGATGCAAAGCGGTACCGCAGGTTGATGCCGTCCGTTGCCCGGCAGACATCCATTTCGCACGCCGGAATATAATCCCGGTTAAAAAGATACATCAGTAAGCGGTGAAAGCTGAGGTTCCGGGGTTCCCATTCGCCGCAGACGATCTTGTAGAGCCAGTCATAATACTGCTCCGTCTCCCTCATAAAGTTCATTCATCCTCCTCATCGTCGTGGTTGCCGGGCCAGTTCTCCCGAACCCGGAGAATCTCGTAGTCCTTGTGGTAGTTGTGGTTGCGGACATGAACAGCGCTCGGTACGAACTCGCCAATGCGATCCAGCGCCTCGTTGCCAATGATCTTCGGAATATCATCGTCGTCCACGGGCTGATCCTCCGTGTCGAACACCAGCTTTCCGTCCGCGTAGTAGGTCAGGAAGGAAGTCTCGTAGTCGTCCAGCTCACCAAACTGATCCGGCTCAATGACTTCGATGGCCTCATGTGCCACCACATCTTCCGGGTCAGATTCGGTACGGTACTTCCCGGCCAGCTGTTCAAAGCTCTTCTGGGTCGCCCTTTCTTCGATGGTCTTGTCCATATCGGCTTCCTTCTGCCGCAGATTCTCACGCTCGGCCTCGTACTTTTTGCCGTAATAGGTCTCGTATTTCTTCTCGAAAACGGTGTGCATCACAAGGGCACCTGCCCCAAAGCCTGCTGCAAAGAGCAGAATATCACGCACGGTCTTGTTCATTGTCGATGTCTCCTTTGATCGTCATCATGGTAAACGCCAGTCCGCCAAAGAAAAGGGAGACACTCATCAGAATGCCTCCCACCATGTGGCGCTTGCGTTTGGTATCGGTCAGATAGTCCAGAAACAGGAAAGTGCTTTCCAAAGTTTCCATCGTTCCACCTCACTCAGAAAGAACCGCCAGACCAGAGACGAAGCAGACTCCGGCCATGGCAGCAAACAGGTAAGACAGTCTCTTAACGAATCTGGTCATAGCGTATTCCTCCAAAATATCAGTCTCAGATCTTGTCGATGATGGGCCCGTCACAGTTGAACCGCAGCATCACCGAGCGCTCCCCGCCGTTGATAAAGCTGTTCAGCGCCTCGTCGCCCTTGACATAGTTGGTCACACCAAAATCCACGTGGTTCTGTCGGGTCGGATCGTTCGGGTCATAGATCCAGCCCACGATCTGGCCTTCCGGGGTCTTCAGGGTCACACCTCCGTGGGTGCCCAGAGATGCCAGAACGTCGTTCAGGAAAAGGTGACCCTGGGTGCGCAGACGCTTGTTTGCCGCCTGCTCCATCAGGAACAGATAGTTGCGGTTCAGCTGGTTGTCTGGCTGCCAGGTGTCCACGGTCTCGTCAAAGATGCAGGTATAGGGACTGGTGTGCTGCATGGCGATGTCCTTGTATTCCTTGATGGTCTCCTCCACGCCCTGCTCGTTGGTGCTCTTGCTCTCGAGTTCCACAGCCTTGATGTTGTGCTCCAGCTCCTCCTGTACACGGCTGCCAAAGCGGTCGGATACACGGCTCTTGTATTCCTCAAAGGCCTTGTCCAGCGCGATATAAGCCGCAGTCAGGCTCGCATTGCGCTTGGACATAATGTGGTGGGAACCGAACATGCAGCCCAGAGATACCGCACCCAGGGTGACCGCAGGTGCATACACCTTTGCCAGCTTCAGGCCGGTCTGGACATAGGTGGTCGTAATGTCGCTCTTGTAATCCTTCTCGGTGTAGGTCTCGCCCTCGCTCAGCTGGACCGTGCCATCCTCGATCTGCTTCTTGGCCGTGTGGATGCTCTCAACCTGAGCATAGTGCTCGGTCATAATATCCTGCGCCTTGATGGTCGCCTTGCAGGCCAGCACGGTAGCGGTCACGCCACCAATGGCAGCGCCAACGATCATAATGGTGGGGCTTGCCTTTTTCAGCTTGTAGCCGCACTTGGATGCAGCACGGGTCACTTTGCCCATGATTTCGGTTTTGTCGATCTTTTTCAGGAACTTCATAAATATCAATCCTTTCTTATGGTTCAGCGCAGCGGTACAGGGCGTGGCAGCATCAGGCGATATCCGCCCGGGATGCCCTTGATGAACGCCCCGTCAAGGTTGTACCAGCCGTAGTTGTAATCGGTGCTCTCGTTGGAAACGCCCATCAGATCCCACAGGTCGCCCACAGAAACCTGACCGTACTGGCGAATTGCATCATACATCTGGGAAAGCGTGTCGTCTGCATCCGCACGAAACTCAAAGTCCAGGTTCTGCAAGCTGCGTCCTACGGCCCGGTTCGGATTTCCCTGCCGGTTGCCGGAACCTCCCTGATAGTAGGTGTCGTAGCTGTTCCGCTGGGTGCGGGAGCCGGAGTAGTTGCTCGAAGAGCCGCGGGAACGGTCCTCGCCGAACAGTGCAATGCTGACGGCTGAGTTGAAAATGCTCCACAGACCGTTCTTCAGCATGGGCAGCAGATAGTCCACCACGATGCGGTTCTTCACGGTCTTGAGGTCCTCGGCCAGGAACTCGTTGGCGATCTTCTGGATATCGTTCTGCTCCTTGAGGGTCACTTTTCCCTTGACGACCTTCTGGAACTTCTTCTGGGGCTCTGCGGCAGGCTGCTGTCCGATGCTGCTCTTCGGCATGTTTACTTGTGCCATGTTGTCATCCTTTCAAAAACAAAAAAGTAAGAGCCGCAGATTTCTCCACGGCTCTCGCCTTACCTAACATTACTTCTCTTCAGAAGTTTCCTCAACGTCCTCATCAGGAACGTCCACCTGTGCAGAATCGACATTCTCGATCTTCCAGGGCTTCTGCCAGACGATCTTCTTCTTGGTCTTCGGCTTCTCCTCGTCCTTGTTCTGCTTCTTGGCCTTGTGCTTCCGGTACAGTCCGTATCCCACGGCTGCAACCAGACCCACAGCGCCAACAGCGAGACCAATGCCCGAGCCGTTGCTCGAAGTTTCCTCGTTATCGATCATCTGAACATTCTCCTTCGGAACGACCTCAACAGAAGTCTCGTTCTCCATAGTAGTTTCGTTCATGTTCATCATTTCGTCCATTTTTGTTACCTCTTTCTTAAATATAAGTTTATAATGTCGGAGTATTACCTCCATAAAGGAAGCTGAATTTTTCGCGCCTGGTCAAATATCAATAGCCGCCCAGCCACTTTGGAGGTGTGTGATACTCCAGCGTCAGACAGGGCATCCCGTCCTCGTCCAGCCGGGACGCATAGAAAATATCAACGTTAAGCCCCGAATCCGTGTCCCAGCCCAGCAGGTCACCGTTGACGCAGTGGTCGATGCCCAGATAGTCGAACAGATCATTCTCGCTCACCCGGAAGTCACTGAGCAGCTGTTTGTTGACCCCATTGACGGCCTTTTCGATCATGGCCTTGGTCGTCCAGAAGTAGGTGTTGGTCAGGCTTTCCCAGCACTTCACCCGCTGGTCGTAGGAAACATCGGTCGTGGCAAGGCCCTTGGCAGGCTGGATGGTTGCCGGTTCGGGGCACTTGGCCATCTTTTCCAGTGCAATGGTCTCCCGGATCTCCTGTTCCTTCTCGGGGCCGATGGCCTCCAGCACCTTGTCCTGATAGGTCTTGAGCGCGCTCTCAGAAAGGGTGCACGCCGCGGCCAGTGCAGCATTCCGCCGCTCGTCCACATGAACTGCACCAATGACGCAGCCCGCAGACAGCACCATGCTCAGCGCAGTCGGCACGTACACCGGGCCTGCCGTCTTGACAATGGTCTTCACGTCCAGCTTTTCCACGCCCAGCTCCTGCTTTTTCTCGTCCAGCAGGATCATAGCCTTAGGGGTCGCGGTCACAGCGAAATAGACCGCCGTAATGCTTCCCGTGATTGCCAGACCACCCAGGATCTTGGATGCGTTCTTGCCTGCGCTCCTGCGCACTGCCTTTGCAAATGTTTTCAGGTTCATGTTCGTACCTCCAAAAATTTATAAAAAGAAAGAGCCTACGATTTCTCGTAAGCTCTCGCCTTTCAGATATGTCCGTGCTGCTTCAAATTCTCGAAGCGAATTTCTGTTTCACGCTGATCATCGCGTTCCAGTTGGATCTGGTAACAGATATACTCGTACAGTCTGGTCGGCTGCTTCTTCAGATAGTGATACAGCCCTGTAAAGCCGTATCCCACTGAACGTGCAACTGCCTTCAGTACGCGTACCATTGCCTTGTCCATCTTTGCATAATAGTCGTGATCGTACATAAATATCAATCCCCTTTGTTTGTCAGTTTGGATACCTCTTCCATAAGGGAGACTGTATTTTTCGCGTTTACAGGTTCTTTTCCGCAAGCTGACGCTGAACTTCCTCCCGCACCATGTCCTGCATTTCCTCTTCGCTGCGCTGCTCCTCGATCAGGTCGTGGCCAAAGCTCAGGATTGCGCTTGCAGCCATCATTGCCACGGATGCAACTTTCCACCAATTGATCTTCTTCATAAAATATCAGTCTCCTTTTCAAAATTCAAAATGGTTCCCGTCTGGTCGGGTCGTAATCCAGATACTCTTTGATCGGCTCCTGGAATGCTGTCACATAGTACACTTCCAGTCCATCATCCGTTGTCTGCCGGGCATAGTTGAAGTCGATCCAGTAATATTCCCACTCGTTGCTCAGATACTCCGCGCACCAGCCCAGCATATCTCCTTCCGGTGTAAAGTCCAGTCCGGGCAGGAAGGAGTAGAAGTCATTCAGCGAGACTTCTCCATTCAACGCAAAGTTCCGGTTCACGTTGTAGAAGGCATCCATCAGCTCTGTTTCCGTTGCATGGAAATATCTTTTTGAGATAGGCTCGTAGCAGAGCAGCTTTTCCTCGTCTGTGCCTGCCGGGTTGGGAGTCTCCAGAACATCCTGCGTGTCCTTGTAAATATCTTTTTCTTCTTCCACGCCGATCTGCTCTGCCACCTGCCTGCGATACTCCTGATAGGTCTTTCCCAGTGCCATATATGCCGCGGTCAGGCTCGCGATCTGTTTTTTGTTCAGCGCGTTGGAGCCCAGGATGCAGGCAATGGTACCGCCACCAAGAATCACAGCCGGAACGTATGCTTTCCAGCACATCAGAACAATTTGCTTCTTTGTCGGAGGCCCTTCTGTCACTCCAAACTCGTCTTCGTTGAACTTTGTCAGCTCCTTGTCAACTTCAAGTATGTGCTGTGCCTTCGTGGTTGCCCGCCCGGTTTCAATGGCCGTTGCCACCACGCCTACAGATGCCGCCACCGCCAGAATGGTTCCGCCGTGCTTGCGCAGGAATCGTGCGCACGTTTTCGTCAGTTTCATTGTTCAACCTCCATTTTGAAAAAGAAAGAGCCTACGATTTCTCGTAAGCTCTCGATTTGGTTAGCGCTTCAAATACTTTTCAGCCTGTTTCGTTCTCAGGAATTCATACAGCTTCCGTTCCCAATCCGGACTCTGGTCCTTCATAGCGTTATCGAGCGCATCTGCCGCCAAATCTTCATTGCGCATCATAAGTTGTCTCCACATGATAGCAACGGAGTCAACGCAGAACAATTCGGTAATGCCATAAAACGCCACTGCGCCCAAAGCAACTTTCACCAATGTCTTCATAATTTCGTACCTCCAAAATATAATTCTGAGACTAACCATCTCATAAAGCACCATGAAAATTTCGCGTCAGATCACATCAGCTTTCTTGAGAATATCCATCAGCTGCGCCTTGGTCATCTCTGCGTCCACCACCAGATGGATCTTCAACTTCTGCTCTTTTTCGCTCCAGTTCGCCTGAATCTCGCCCAGCTGTATCTCTGTACCGGGTAACTGCTTTTTCAGTATCTTGTTGATGACCTGCGAGATGATGCGGCGCAGAAAACTCGACCGGATCAGCATAATGTCCTCCATAATGTTCAACCTCCAAAAATAAAAATGAAAAAAAAAAAAGAGAATGGGCCTCGAACCCATAACCTCCACAATGAAGTGGCGCTCTACCATTTGAGCTATCTCCTCCATAAGGGAACATGAATTTTTCGCGTCAAAATATGATGTTTCCTTTCTTTATATCATCCACGTTGCAGGTATCCATCTCGTGCTTATAGATCTTTGCAAATAGATCCTGTGTATCGGTATCTTCTTCATTGATCTTCCACCAGTATTTGTTATTAAACGCCTCATAGAATTTCCACGCTTCATCTTTTTTAGAGAAATAATAAACTTTACCGCTAGGTTCATCCCATGCTGTAAATATAACAACTTCCCAGAATTCCATTTGTGTTCAACCTCCAAAATATAAAAGAAAGAGCCCATGCTTTCGCATAAGCCCTTCTCTGGGTCGGCCCAACTCAAGTTGTGTTCAACCGGTCTATCGTCAAATATCAGTCTTTCGACGGCCGGAATGCCCGACACAACAGCCATACAATAACAGTTACAATCGCCATTGCAATTGCTGTCATGATCATCTGCCCAACCGTAATCGAATAATTCCAAATTTTCTTAAAAATAGATTCGTTCATATTACATTCTCCTTTTCTTGAGCCTTCATCCCATAAAGCACGGAGAATTTTTCGCGCCTAGATCAAACTCCTATCAAACACGGTCTCCCAGCGTTCTTTCTTGAGGGGTTTCATGCGCAGTGCCCACATGATTTGCCGTACGGTCACAGTCGGATATTCGCCCTTTGCGTTTTTCTTCTTGGCGTGACTGTCAAAATACTGCCGGAACCCTTCATGCAGGTAGATCTTGTCGGTCAGCCAGGGGTCAATGGCGCTCCAGTAAGTAGCCTTGGTTTTCTCATTGTAACGCTGCTGGATCACACACAGGCCTTTCCCCTGTTCCCGGTAGAGCGTGCAGACACGATACACCGGGTGATTGCATCGGTAAACGCTCCCGTAGTAGCTCGTCCACTCTTTTGGCGGTATGTCGTGATATCTCATAAAAAATAAAGAGAGCCCGCAGCTTTCGCCACGAACCCTCTCGGTTCCTCCTTTACTTTCTGTCCGTAAAGCCTCTCTTGATCTCGTGTAAACCATCCTTCATTGCCGAAGACAGCGGTGCAACGCCGCCAGCTTCCAGAATCGACCAGTAAATCGTAGTTCCGATCGTCCCCAGGAAAGTCACACAGCTCAGTCCGAACTTTGCCCACTCAAGGTGCCGCGCCTTCGCAGCCTTCTCCTGGTCGTTGATGACCTCCTGGCCTTTCCGCCGTTCCTCATCTTCTTTCAGGTTCTGGTCGCTCTCCTGCGCCTCGCTCTTGATTTGCATCTCGTACAGCTGCAATGCCGCCTTCGCTGTCTTTTCGTAATCCTCCGTACCCGGTTCCAGATCCTTCAGCTTGGCGAGCGATTGCTTTGCCGCTTCCTTCAGCAATTCTTTGTTTTCATAGTTTTCCATTTTGATTTTCTCCTTTACAAAGTAATTTAGAGTTTCCTCCATTAAGCACCATGTTTTTCTCGCGTCAGGTCCAGCTTGTGCACCCGCAGCATAATGTACTTGTCGCCCTCAAAACTCTTCACCTCCTCATCCAGGCTTAGGCTCAGGTAGGGCCAGTCCGGGGAATCTTCCTCGCCGATCAACAGCTCGCCCACTTCGTAAATATCACGGTAATGGAACCAGCGGTAGAGTGCCATCCCGAAAAGTAGGCCCAGAATGATAGCAGCGAATAGGACAGCGTAGTAGATGTACAGCATTTTGATTTTCTCCTTTTTAATAATGTAGTTGATAAAACGGTCTTCTGCGTGATGAAAAATAAAGAGCCTACGATTTCTCGTAAGCTCTCTACACCTTAGATGTCGTTGCGAATCAGGAATAAGTCACCACGGCTGCAAGTAGCCCGTACAATTCCATTCGCCCGAATCAACGCAATCGCATTGGCGTAAGCTCCGCGTGCTGTCTGAGCGCTCTTATACTCGCCTGTATCAATGTACATAACTTTCTGATTGCTCTCAATAAACACCCGGATCTTATCCATCGCGTTCACATAGCCTCGGTCGTAATTTACCTTTACTCGTTTGCCCATAATTTCAATCTCCTTTATTCATATTCGGAAGACATCCTTCCGTAAAGCACAAAGAAAATTTCGCGTTGAATCGTAACAGTCTATTCTAGAATAGAAAAAGAAAAGAGCTCAAGTTTCCTTGAGCCCGTTTTCCGGTCAGAATCCATTAGCGGATACCACACCGAACATCGTTCAGCATGAGGAATTCTTCGCCCTCATTCCAACCCGCATACTTGTCGTTGGACGACTCGTTAAATGCGGTCATAATAGAGTTCATCATTTCCTCAAAACCTTCAACAATATTCTTCAGCATAGTAAATACCTCCTAAAATTTGTTATTTCTTTCCATAATAGAAGGTGTATTTTTTCGCGCCGGAAAATAAAAAAGAAGAATGCTTGAGTTTTCAATCCCAAGTCATTGGATGAGTACCGTTTATTTTATGGAACGTTTCATTCCGTACTCGCATCGATGCCTATTTAAGTTGTCACAACTACCAATTATTCATTGGCTGACCAACACCCTTTATTCTTCCATAAAGGACCATGTATTTTTCGCGTCATCCACGCTCAATACTCAATGTCCAGAAGAATTTGCGGTATTGCTCATAATAACTTTCTCGGCAGCAGGGGCAGCCATGAATTCGCAGCACATCATACGGAACACATTCCGTCGCTCCTTTTAATACATAGGGTGCGATTGCCGGAGAAATATCTTTCAAGCAGTGTTCTATAAGGCTAATCCGCTTGCTGAAGAATGCCCTGGCAATGGCGGTCTGTTCTGTGGGGTTCGATTCACGGCTTCCTTTGACAGTATACGTCCGAAGTTCTTCTGGTTTTGCTTTCCAGGCATCCAGCATGACCAAGGCATCTTTCCATTCAGGATACTGCAAGCAGAAATGTTTAAGCTCATAGTATCGGTGCTTTGAAATATAATACGGATTCTTTTCAGATAGTTCAACGTGTGCCATCTTTACCCCTCCACAAAAATCCAGTTTGCTCATAAAGAGCTTTTGGCGAGATGTAAAAATTGATACGTCCGAACTTAGAGTTCATTTCTTTTAAGTCGGTAATTTTCTTGCCGTCCCTGGTTGCTGTTCCGATAGGCAGCCATCCAGAAATAATCCCCGCTCGCACCCACGATGGGTCACGTCCGTATACTTTTGCGGCAACTCGTACAGGTACTGATCCTGTTGGAAAAATAAGGTCATTCATAGAGCTTTCCTCCTAAAAATCTCTAAGGACATCTTACTACGTCCTCTATGCGCATTTTAGGGAAGAAAGCGGGGCAGTGCGTGATGCTTTTTATTTTTTTCAATGATGAACCATTGACAATCATCGTAGTATCGTTTAAGCTAGAATAGAATTCAGAGCCAAAAAGGAGGTATTTTTAGTGCTTATAACCTGTCCAGAGTGTGAATTGCAAATTTCTGATAAGGCACTTGTATGCCCTCATTGCGGTTTTCCACTCAAGAAGAATGCTCAAGTGTATCCTAGAAAAGCAAATAAACGTCGTAGGCTGCCAAATGGATTCGGACAGATTTCAGAAATCAAGGGGCGCAATCTACGAAAGCCGTTCAGAGTTTTAGTAACCGTAGACAAAGGATTAGATGGGAAACCAATCTGTAAGCCGCTTCAGCCACAGTCTTATTTTGAAACCTACAATGATGCATATTTAGCATTAGTTGAATACAACAAGAATCCATATTCCATCGAGAAAAATATTACCATGGATGAATTGTATCAGGCATGGCTGAAGGAATACAGGACGCATGTTGGAGAGAAGATGATAGAAAAGACTGAGTGTTGCTGGCGGTATGTTCGCAAAATTCACAATATGAAATTACAGCAAGTTCGTATTCCACAACTCAAGCTCGCACTCGACGAGGCAACAACCTATAAAAGTGGCAACGAAGTAGAACTTCCTCGTTCAGCTAAAGGCAGAATCAAAAGCCTGTTCAATCTCATGTTTGACTATGCAGTAGAGAACGAGCTTGTTCCGCAAAATTATGCAAGGTCTTTTGCTCTTTCCAGATCAGATCAAGAAGAAACAGCTAGAGTGGACAAAAGTCACATCCTATATTCAGACGAAGAGGTTGAACTGATTTGGGGCGCTCTCCCGGTCTATCCATATCTTGATATTACTTTAATTCAATTTTATTCTGGTTGGCGGCCCAATGAACTTTTGAGCATGAAACTAGAAGATGTTGATTTAGAGAACAAAACATTTCATGGGGGCTCCAAAACTGTCGCAGGTAAAAATCGTATTGTGCCAATTCATTCCAAAATATTCCATTTTGTCGAACAGCACTATAATGAAGCTGTTGCCGCAGGGAGCGAATATGTATTTCAATCAGATACCCAACCTGGTAAGGCATATACATACGATCGGTATTATGTTCGACTTATAGAAGCACGCGATGCCTTGGGGCTAGATAAAAGTCATCGCCCCCATGATGGTCGTGTTCAGTTCGCAACCATGGCAAAGAAAGCTAAAATGGATCAATATGCACTAAAGAAAATTCTCGGTCACTATATCGACGACGTGACCGAGAAGTATTATATAAAACCTGGGATGGACTGGCTCCGAAACGAAATCGAAAAGATCAAATGATGTACTCCTCAAAAAATTAGTATAGGATTATTGTGTAGGCAGATATAGGAATATCGTATATGAATAATGTAGGAGTAATGTGCGAGTTGTGTGCGTCAAGCCACTACTTTCGGCATTCAATCACGTTCAAATACATCATGGATTCGCATTTTATTCGATGCTTCGTATTACTTCAGCTCTTCCAGAAGGGTCTTGAACCGCTCCTCAAAGTCGCCCCGGTACTTGGTGCCCGCCACAAGGCTGGCCATATCCAGCGCCAGCAGCCGCCGCCCCTGCAGCATCCGGGGCACATTCCGGCTGGCGATGCGCTGGGCAAGGCCCTCGGCAAGGGCCGTTTTGCCCACGC